TAAGAAAGTTAAAAAACGCAATCAAGAGTTAAAGGATGTACTAAAAGATGACGACCAAATTAAGTGATGCAAAAAAGAAAGCTAACAAAAAATGGGACGACAAAAACAAGGAAAAGAAACGTCTGTACCAATATCGTTCCTATGCTAAAAAATACGTCAGAGAGCTTGCCAGCAAAAATGATCTGTTAGAATTAAAAGCGATGATTGAGGAACGATTAAGTCAATTATAAATCCGTGCAGATTTCGTGCAGATTTCGTGCAGAGAAATAAGTTATATTGGTAGTGTAGAAAGATTGGTAAGATCTTTCTACACATATCATTCTTTAAGATAGTGCGTGTACCATGATGTACACTGAGCGCGGTCTACTCATTAAATACAGGCCTCCAAGGAAATATTCATACATGAGTCTACCTGTGGCGGGTAGGCTTTTTTAATAGTTTGATATGAAGATGAAGAAGATTTTAAAGAGCGCAATTCTAAAAGAGAAAGAGATCTTAGATGAATTAAAAAAGTATAGTGAACATGATACAGAAATCGCAGGTCAGCCTAGTCAGGCTGACTTTTTTAATGGAGGTGTCACAATGAAACGAGTAGTAATCAACTTAGAGGACGAACGGGTAATCGTTGGTGCATCTAAGGATATGAGTTATAACGAAACAGTTGAGTTGCTAGGTGAAGGGTTGATTGCGACTGCTAAGCAAGCAGGGATGAAAGAAGATGTGGTACTTACCTGGCTGTCTAATCGGTTCAAGGTGGAAGCCAATGCCAAAGGTTAGACGCTGTCGGTACCGTGGTTGTCATGCAATGGTGGTAAAGCCTGATCAGTATTGTAGTCAACATATTAATCAAGCCAGATCTAATCGCTCTGAGTACAATCGAATATATAATGCAACGGTGAGAAAGAAAGCGGACCATGCAGAGCGCTATCGCTTTTATAAGTCAAAGATTTGGCAATCACTTAGAGTAAACATTCTTAAGCGCGATATGTATCTCTGTCAGTACTGTAAGGAACAAGGCAGAGTAAAACCTGGTAATATTGTCGATCACATTGTACCGATTGAGTATGATTCGTCTTTAAGAGTAGATCCAACCAATCTGGTTACGGTATGTAAGGAATGTCACAATGCAAAGACACGATGGGAACACAGTTACTATGGGACAGGTCAAAATGCAACTAGGAAGAAAGTTGTTAAGATCCAAGATTTAAAACTGATAGTACGATTAATTTTTAAATAAAAATTTGAGCCCCCCGCAGGTTTTCAACGCTTGAAGAGCGCACGTTGCACTCATCTTGTGTTGAATAACACATTTTAAAATTTTAATGTAGGGGGCTATCCTGAGAACGAAGGAGGTGGGTGTCATTGTGAAAAAAGAATTCTACAAGCAAAACGATGGGGAACTATCGCGGACCCCACCAGACCATTTAAGCACGCTAGCCAAGGCTTGTTGGCGGAAAATTGTCCCTTTTTTAGAGAGTACGAAGCGGGTAAAAAGGATTGATTCGGGCTTGGTCGAAATGTATTGCATTAACTATGAAATTTTTAGGAAAGCCTATGATGATATTTCAGCTAATGGAATTCAAACAGCCATGTATAAAACCTTGCAGGATCAGATGGGCCAAAAAATTGGGCGTGATTTCGTTGGTTATAAGAAAAATCCTGCTGTTGGTGTTATGAAGGACGCAGTCACGCAGCTTAATTCGATTGGTGTCCAACTAGGATTAACGCCAAAAGGGCGTCAGGAGCTAAAAGAGATCGCGGCTGATGGCGATGATAAACAGTCAGTTGCTAAGGGAGTAGCTAAGTTCTTTGGAAAGGATGTGTAGTTGATGGATAAGATTGATTTGACCAAAGATCATGATGTCCTGAAAGCTTACCATAGCTTAGACTTTACGGAAGTTAAAGCTACTTACACTGATCCAGGAACAGCATATTGCTTTAAAGTGTTGAATGAAGAAATTATTACAGGCTATGCAATCAAGCTAGCCTGTTTTCGTCATTTAAGGGACCTACAACGGCAAGACACAGAAGAATTTCCCTATCATTATTCAGTAAAAGAAGTCGATAATATCCTGAAGTTTGCTGCAATCTGTCCGGAAATCAAGACCAAGAAGCCGGTAAAGTTGATGGAGTGGCAAAAATTCATTCTAGCAATGCTGATTGGTTGGCGGGATCGGTTGGGTGACAAACGTTTTACACGGGCGATCATTTCTGTTGCGCGACATAATGGTAAGACCTATTTAATGGCGATTATCTCAATTTATAGCTTTTTAATCGAATCTTTAGGGGAAGCTGGCCAAGACTTTTTAGTAACTTCAATCAATTACAAGCAGACTAGTAAATTAATGGGCTATATCAAGCAAATGCTGATTGATATTTTACAGATTGAGCCATTTAAGTCGTTGGGAGTAGAAGCCGGAATTAATATGAAATCGCTGGCGTCACAATCAGATACGATTATCATGCCGAAGACGCGAAATATTATCCATGCGATTACATTTGAGTCCGGACAATATGACTCATTTCACTTTAAAACTGCAATCGGGGACGAGTTTGCCGACCCGAAGGTTTCAGAAGGTAGTGGCAAAGTAAGTAAAATTACTTCTGGTCAAGTTGATGTTAGCAACAAGCAGTTTATCCAGATTGCTACTGCTTATCCCGATCCGACCGTGCCCTTCCACCGTGATGAAGAACGAATCATTGCATTGATGGAGGCTGATTATAAGCGCCAGGGTGATACCTATCTAGTGCTCGATTGGGAACAAGATAGCGAGGACGAAATCTATCAACCTGAAACCTGGGCTAAGTCTAATCCGTTGCTGAATATGCCAGAAAAACGGGAACGAATGACCCAAGATATTAAAACTGAGCGGGAAAACGCGTTGATGTCTGGTAAAATCTTTGAATTTATGAATAAGTCGATGAATGTCTGGACACAAGCGTCAGTCAATTCCTTCCTGAAACTGGATGATATCAATCGGGCTATTATTCCAGAGTTCGATATTCAAGGACGGACCGTTTATATTGGTTTTGACTACTCCATGTTCTCTGATAACACTGGGATTGCATTTGTATATCCATATGATGATAAAGGACAACCGAAGTGGCATGTTGAACAGCACTCGTTCATTCCATGGAACAATGCGGGGTCGATTGAAGCCAAAGAGAAACAAGACGGGATCAATTACCGAGCATTAGCAGAAAAAGGTTTTTGTTCGATTACTAGCCACCCGCAAGGATTGATTAACAATGAGCAAGTTTATCAATGGCTGATGGAGTACGTTGAAGATAATCAACTGCAAGTAATGTTCTTTGGCTATGATAGCTGGGGGATGACGACGGCGATTAAGCAACTGGAATTAAATTCAGGGTGGCCCCTTAATCCAATTCGGCAAAGAACCAGTGATTTAAAGGATCCGACTAAGTTCTTGCAAAAAATCTTTGTGGAATCGTCGGTCACGCGATTAGACGATGAAATCCTAGAAAAGGCCTTAATTAATGCCCAGATTATTGAAGATAAGATCGGGATTCAAGTTGATAAAGCTAAGGCTACATTAAAGATTGACGTAGTTGATGCGATTATTGATGCAATGTATCAAGCCATGTATCACTTTGAAGACTTTGGAATGGCTAAAGATAAGTCACGGCAGGTGGAATTGATGACGGAAAAACAAGTTCTGGAATGGTTCCAATCCGATGAATCAGGACTGCAGTAAGGAGGTGGAAACAGTAATGGTACTTAAATTAATATGGCGGGTGTTTGACGTACTATGTTACGTTGCAGCACTCGCTGTTTTTGTATGGGGCTTTTTTAGAATCAACACCACCGCCGGAATCTTTGCTTTGGGCGTGGCCTTGTTAATCCTGGGCTTGCTGAGTGAAATGGTCGCCCAGAAGCAGGGAGGAGGTGATTAAAAATGCCAATATTCAACTTTAAGTTCATGTCAGTACCTGATTCTTCCTATACAGTTACAGATTTTTTGACTGGGAAAACTAAGTCGGGTTATGTTTCGGCTCAACGCGCACTTGAAAACTCAGATATCTTTGCCACAGTGAACCTGTTGAGTGGAGATTTAGCGACTGCCAACTTAATTGCTCAATCAAGCCGAGCCCAAACGATGATTAATAAGCCAAGTAACATGGCTAACGGGTATTTGTTCTGGAAGTCGGTATTTTTACAGATGTTAATCGGTGGGGAAGCCTTTGTCTATCGGTGGCGCAATCGCAATGGAGTTGACCTGGAATGGGAATACTTACGGCCTAGTCAGGTTAGCACCTTTGAACTGGACGATGGTTCTTCCTTGATTTACACCGTAACCTTCGATGAACCAGGTAAAGGTGTGATGGAGGCAATTCCCCAAACAGACATGCTACATTTTCGTCTAGCAAGTCGGAATGGTGGTAAAACAGGAATTTCGCCTTTGCAAGCTTTAAGTGCTGAATTGGATGTTAAGAAAGCCAATACTAAGCTGACTTTAACTGCTTTGAAGCAGGCAATTGTTTCCCCTGGGGTTTTAACTATTAAGAAAGGCGGACTGCTAAATGCTGATCAGAAAGCAGCTCGTTCACGGCAGTTTATGAAGCAACAGGAATCATCAGATTATGGACCAGTGGTTTTAGATGACCTAGAAGAATACAGTCCGTTAGAGATTAAGTCAGATATTTCAAGCTTGCTTTCACAAACTGACTGGACCGCTAAGCAAATTGCCAAGGTTTACGGAATTCCAGATTCATATTTGAACGGCCAAGGTGACCAACAATCATCAATTGACCAGATTAAAGGGATGTATATTAACTCGCTCAATCGTTACATGAATGCCATTACCAGCGAGTTAAGCACTAAACTTAATACCCTTGTTCAAGCTGATTTAAGACCGGCGGTAGACCCGTTAGGTGATGAATATGCGGTTAAAATTTCGAACCTGGTTAAGAACAAAGCGATTGACGCTAATCAGGCTAATTACGTTTTAAAGCAGGTTGGTTACCTGCCGGAAGATTTGCCCGAGTATACAGGAGTAGGGATCACAACGAAGGGAGGTGAGAGTGATGAAGAAAATCAAGATCAAGTCTGACATCGTAGATAATGACACCGGTAAGTTTTATGAGTGGTTTGGCTTAGGGGCTACATATCCTGAGCAGATCGAAACGGCACTAAACGAGAGTGATGACGATGTGGTGGTCGATATCAACTCACGGGGTGGTGATGTATTTGCAGCCTCTGAAATTTATACTTTGCTGGCACAATATCCGGGCAATGTAACTGTTAATATCCAAGGACTAGCTGCTTCAGCCGCTTCAGTAATTGCAATGGCAGGCGATAAAGTCCGGATTAGTCCGACAGCGCAACTTATGATTCATAAGGCCTGGACAGCTACTAGCGGTAATTCTGACGATTTACAACAAGAATCAGCTGTTTTAAACGGTATTGATGAATCAATCATTAATGCATATGAAGCTAAAACGGGTCTTGAACGTACGGAATTGTTAAACATGATGGCACAAGAATCCTGGCTGACAGCACAAGATGCAGTTGATAAAGGTTTTGCCGATGAAGTGATTACCTTCAATGCAACCCCACAGATTTTAAATGCTTATCAGGCACCTAAGATTGCCAAAGATAAGATCGAACAGTGGAAAAAAGTCATGGCCAAGGCTAAAGCCTATGATGACAGTCACAAAAAATTAGCGAATAAAGATGAACTACAAGCTAAGATTAGCTTGCTTTTTTAGTATTAGGAGGATTTTTATATGAATTTAAACCAATTGAAAGCTGCGTTTGACGAAGCAGGTAAGACAGTACAAAATTTGCAAGACAAACGCGCAAACATGATCTTAGATTTAAAGGGTGATGTTAATAGTCACTCACAAGAAGAACTAATTGCAGTAAAAAATGAATTGGCTAAGGCAACAGTTGTTCGTGATGAAGCAGAAGCGGCTTATGCTGATGCTCGTGCTAACCAAATTGCGGGCATGAAGGAAAAAGAACCATTAACGCCAACTGAAGAAAACTTGAAGAACAAGTTTGTGTCTGACTTCAAGGATATGATGCATGGCAAGGTATTCAACCAGGTTGATTCTTCAATGGACGGTTCAGGCTCTGACGCCGGTTTGACCATTCCTCAAGACATTCAAACAGCAATCCACACCTTAGTACGTCAATATGATTCACTGCAAGACTATGTCAACGTTGAATCTGTCGGGACAGCTACTGGTTCCCGTGTTTATGAAAAATGGGCTGACATCACACCATTAACCGAACTAGATGATGAAGGTACTAAGTTAGCTGACAATGATGATCCAAAGTTATCTGTTATCAAGTTTACTATTAAGCGCTACGGTGGAATCAACACTGCTACTAACTCATTATTGAAGGACACAGCTGAAAATATCTTGGCATGGTTGACCAGTTGGATTGCCAAGAAAGTGGTCGTTACCCGCAATACTAAGATTTTAGAAGTGATGGGTAAATTGCCAAAGAAGCCAAATATCACTAAGTGGGACGATATTATCGACTTAGAAAGTTCAGTCGATCCAGCAATCAAGAAGACATCAATCTTTATGACTAATACTACTGGTTTTACTGCTTTACGTAAGGTTAAGGATGCTATGGGTCGTTATTTGATGACACCGGACGTTCACAACCCAGAAGTTTACACTATCGATGGTTACCGGGTAGTAGAAATCTCAGACAAGTGGTTAGCAGATAATGCGGGTGCTCACCCACTGTACTTTGGGGACTTGAAGCAAGCTGTTACTTTATTTGATCGCGAAGCAATGTCCTTACTCTCCACTAATATCGGTGGCGGTGCTTTTGAAACTGACAGTACAAAGGTTCGGGTCATTGACCGCTTTGACGTAGTGGCAACCGACCAAGAAGCATTTGTACCAGGTTCATTTAAGACTATTGCTGATCAAAAAGCTAACTTGAACACACCAACTGCCTAAGGGGCTGATTTAAATGGCAAACCTAGCTGATTTGAAGCTTAGTTTACGACTTGATGATGATACAGACGATGCGCTTTTAAAGGGATATCTTGCCGCAGCCGAAAGCTATATCAAAAACGCTGTGGCTGAGGAAGCTCCCGAAGATTTTTGGACACGGGTGGATGTTAGCGACCTGGCGAATACGGCTACATTGGCTTTGGCTGCAACGTACTACAACAATCGGCAAGTAGTTACTACAACTACTGTTAACCCGATTGATTTAACACTTAATGCCATTATTGGAGTATTGAGAGGCAAGTATGTTCGCTACCAAGAGGAGGGATTAACCAATGGTTAAAGGTTTAAATCCTGCTCGAATGCGGAAAAGAGCGCAGTTTGGCAACTTAGTCAGAAACGGCAAAGTGAATCCCAATACTGGGCGAGCAACACAAGGGTTTGCCGAATCTTTTTCTCTTTGGTATGGGGATTACACGTTAACGCTTAGTCAACGACTGGCTTATCATGGCTTGGATAAGGACTTGGCGCGGGTGATTTTTATTCGTCACAATCCGCAGATTACGGAAGTGAAAAAAGTACAGATTGACAATGTTCTGTACGATATCCAAGAAGTTCAAGCGGATGACGGTTTAACTGCTGATGGCTTTGACCTGGTTGCCTTAAAGAAGGTGGTAAGCAATGGCTAATACGATTGAAAACGAAGCTTCATTTGAAGCATTTTTAGACCGGTTAGCAGATGGGTTAAGCATTGAAGATAAGATTGCAGCTAACAAAGCAGGGGCGGATGTCTTTAAACAAGCTCTCCATGACGCTACTCCCCGTTCAGATACTGTCTACAAGCGGGGAACGGTTCACTTACAAGATGCAATTGTTGAAGAAGTATCACCTAGTGGACGGGTTGAAGTCGGTTTTTCGGCCAAGTCACAACGGGGACATATTGCCCGCTTCCAAAATGATGGGTGGGTTGCTACGGACCGGAATGGTAAACGGCATAAGCAAGTACCAGGTAAGCACTTCTGGGAAAAAGCGGAGCATGCTTCCAAAGGACGGATCCAAGAAGCAGTTAAACACTCATTAGAAAAAGCAATTGCGCGAAAGGTGGGGCATTAATGACACCAGCAGCTTATGTTTATCGAATTATTGCCGATAATATTGCATCAATTCCTGGAATCGATGTAGACCATGTTTACACATTCTACATTGATGATGATCCAGTCGCACCGGATGTTTTTGTATTAATCACAGAAATAGTGGGCATGAGTGATGATTACGGCAATAACGAAACTGTGTATAGCAACAAACGCGTACAAATTGATCTTTACTATCCCAAGGACTATGACCAGGACATGGTAGTAATAGAACGACAGTTAAAGCAGGTTTTACGGGACCATGATGTTTATTGTTACTCTGATGCCGGTCACGTCTTAACTTTGGATAGCAAAAACATTACTAATACATTGAAATTCAATTTAAAAATGGAGGAATAATATATGGCGACAGTAGGTTTAAAAACGACTTATGTTGGAATTAAAGGTGAGGATGGAAATGTTATTCTCGGCTTAGATAAAGGTGGGGTTTCAGAAACAGGTGTTTTTGAAATCGATAATTTAAAGAAGAACGGGAACTTGGGGGCAGTTACTGCTAACATTACTGGGTTATCCGGGACAGTAACTAAGATTTCAGGTAATGACTCAGTGGTAGACGTCACTAACCCACCTTCTGCTCCTTCAGTAGCGCTGACATACAACCAAGTCAATGTTGCTGTTAAGCAAGCACTGTTAGGACGGAAGTTAGAAAATGGTGGGTATGTTGATACTGATAAGATGGTTGAAGCAGCTTTGATTGTTGAAACTCGTGATGAAATTGATAATAAGGCAATCTACTTTGCTTTTCCACGGGGGACATTCAATGAAACACAACAAAACATTCAGACCAATACTGATACGGCTCAAACCCGTGAAACAGAAGCAATGACTTTTACGGCATTGACTGCACCAGTCTTAGGTGGTAAGCCGTTCAAGATTTACTTTGAAACGGCTGAAGGTTTCAGCAAGAAAAAGATGTTTGATGAAGTGTTTGGTTCGACCCAAAAATTCATCACTGAAGACACAGCACTTGAACATTAATTAATTTAAAAAACAGAGACGAGCGATGTGAGACGACAGGAGGAAACAAACATGGCTAAAGTAGTAAAAGTGAACGGAACACTCTTAGGTTTACCAGATAAAAACTGGACCTTAATTGATTCCAATACTAATACCAAGAAGTTCATCAAGAACTTTATGGGCTGGAACGAAAAGATTCTCGATATTGATGACAGCCCAATTGAAATGATGCAACTAATCGTTGATGAAGTGCCAAACATCTTAGAAGATATGTTGGACTTAACTAAGACCGAGCGTAAGAAGATCGATGACGCTTCGTTTTCGGATCAATATGATATCTTTCGGGAAATGGCCCGTGCGTTCTTAGGAATTGAAATGGCATCAATTAGTGAAAATGAGGTTGACGAGGACCCAAAAGAGCCCGCCGACGAATGAATCTCCAGCTCAAAAAAATGAGTGATGATATTGATTATCTGGCGCAACAGTTACTAACTGAAAGCGGTGTGTTGCCGACCGACTACTATAATTCTTCTTTTTCGGATATGCAGGCGGCTTTGACTGCTAAACCACGAGAAGAACGACCAGTCGATGCAGGAGCATTTGCGCGTTCATTAATGTGAAAGGGGGAAGAAAATGGCGCAAGAAATTCAAGGTTACCGCTTTGCGATTGATCTAAACGACGGCGGAATGGCTAAAAGCATGCGGACAATCCGTCAGGAAGCTCGGGCGTTAAAAGCTGCCATGCAAGCTAATTTTGCTGAGATTCGAACTGGCGAAGGAATCATGCAGGCCTACGCTAATAAGGTTCAAGACGCCGGGCGAGCAATCAAAGCTCAAGAGTTATTAATTGAGCGGTTAAAAGAAGAGCAATCTAAGCTGGATACTGAAACGGATAAAGGTCAAAAAGCTTACCTCCGGTATGAAACGCAAATTAACCGCCAATTGCAATAATAAATTGAACACTTGCCAATAGCATCTGGTAGATTTTGACTATCTGTGTCGATAAATATGGTCAAGCTCTATGTCAAAGCACTCTTCTGGAGTCTTGTAGTTTAAGATCTTTCGAGGAAGAGAGTTGCACCATACTTCGATCTTAGCAATGTCTTCCACGCTGTACTTATCTATCCGGTCTCCCTTAGGAATATAGCGTCTGATAAGCCCGTTGTGCCGCTCTACGCTACCTTTATCACAGGATGTATAAGGGTGAGCATAATACACAAGCGTCTTGGAAACTTGCTCAAG